GTTTTAGAATCTCAAAAGTTTCAAGTACATGATTCTTTTAAAGAAGTTACTAAAGAACTAGACGAGATTAAAAAGAAACTTGAAGAAGAGTATGGTCAAATTAACATTGATTTATCGAGCGGTGAATATACTGATATCGAAAAAGAAGATGTTAAATAATATTAGAAAGATTAGTATTGGATCTGACTACAAGACTGATGCTATGCATTATTCTGTAGGTCAACAAGTTTATGGAGGTCATGAAATTTCTCATATACTTTTTGAAGACTCTGATAAATCTTATAATATACATATCAAAAAAAACAACGAAGTATTGCCATGGAAAAAATTTAATTCTAACATGGCAATATCAGTTGAATATGACCTAGAGTATTAATGAAAAGTCTATATGATTTTATTGTTAAACCAGTTGGAGAAGAATATGATAATAAAATAACTATTGGAAACAAAAGTATAATACTTAATACTAAAATAGAAAGTTATAAATTTGTTAATAATATAGCGGAAGTATTAGAAATACCAACCGCTTTTAAAACGCCTATAAAAAAAGGTGATTTAATAGTTATACATCATAATGTTTTTAGAACATTTTACGACATGCAAGGTGTTAAAAAGAAAAGCAGATCTTCATTAGGTGACGGTATATACTTATGTGCTTTAGATCAAGTGTATTTATATAAAACAAGTGATAAGTGGAAGTCTATAAATAATAGATGTTTCATAAAACCACTAGAGTCAAAAGACAGTTTAGAAGTTGTCAAAGAGCAAAAGCTTATTGGTATATTAAAAATAGGTAATAGTTCTTTAAAAGCGCTAGGAATAACCGAGGGTGATACTGTAGGGTATACACCAGATGGTGAATACGATTTTATCGTAGACAAAGAGCGTTTATATTGTATGAAATCAAATGATATTGTAATTAAGTATGGAAATAAAGAAAACGAAGTTGAATATAATCCTAGCTGGGCAAGTAGCAGTTGAAGAACTTATTAAGGTAGCTAAGGAACCTATAGTTGATGGTGATGATGACATAACGGCTGATAGACTTAAAAATGCAGCAGCTACAAAAAAGCTAGCTATATTTGATGCTTTTGAAATACTTCAAAGAATAGAAGTTGAAGAAGATTTATTAAACAATAAACCTAAAGAAGAGAAAGAAGAAAGATCTTTTAAAGGTTTTGCTGAAGGTAGATCTAAATAATGTATAAGCAAACTTTATATAAGGTACTAGATAACTATATAGATTCTAAGGTTTTAAAACACAAGAATAAATATAAGAAATGGGAGTACGGGTATAATGAAGAGCATGATATCATTATAATAAGTAAGACTGGAGAAATTGGTGAAGTATATGAAATACAGAATCTTAAAGTAGCTTTACCTAAACAACCAGAAAATGTTACTAAATTTGATTCAGATAAGTTTGAAAGAATTCAAATGCCTAAGTCTTTAAGTAGAATAAAAACAATATTTGATTGGGAAGAATACCCAGTTGATTTTAAAGAAAAATGGTATGACTACATTGATAAAGAATTCAAGTATAGAGAAGAAGGTTTTTGGTTTTATAACAAAGGCATTGCTACTTACATTACTGGTTCTAATTACATGTACTTGCAGTGGGCCAAGATTGATGTTGGGAAGCCAGACTTTCGAGAAGCCAATCGCCAATTTTTCATATTCTGGGCAGCCTGCGTTGCAGACTATAGGTGTTACGGTATGTCCTATCTCAAGAATAGACGTTCAGGTTTTTCGTTTATGGCATCCGGAGTTACGGTGGACTTGGCTACCATATCAACCGACTCACGTTTTGGGATTTTGTCCAAATCTGGTCCCGATGCTAAGAAAATGTTTACCGACAAAGTTGTACCAATCTCTGTTAATTACCCGTTCTTCTTCAAACCAATACAAGACGGTATGGACAGACCTAAAACAGAACTGGCCTATAGAGTACCCGCTAGTAAATTTACAAGACGTAAACTTGAAGCCAATGAAACCTTACAAGCCATCACCGGTTTGGACACAACTATTGACTGGAAAAACACAGGGGACAATTCATATGATGGTGAAAAACTTAAACTCCTCGTACATGATGAGTCCGGTAAATGGGAAAGACCAAACAACATACTCAATAATTGGAGAGTTACAAAAACAACATTAAGACTAGGTAGTAAAATAATTGGTAAGTGCATGATGGGGTCAACTTCAAATGCACTAGACAAAGGTGGTGAAAACTTTAAAAGATTATACAATGACTCGGACGTTACTAAACGAAACTCCAATGGGCAGACTCGCTCAGGACTCTATTCTTTGTTCATTCCTATGGAATGGAACTACGAAGGATACATTGATTCTTATGGCTTACCTGTCTTCGATACACCAAAAGAGCCCGTTGAAGATCCTAACGGATCAAAAATAAAAATAGGTGTAATAGAGTATTGGCAAAATGAAGTTGATGGTTTAAAAGAAGATCAAGACGGTTTAAATGAATTTTATCGTCAGTTTCCAAGAACAGAAGAACATGCTTTTAGAGACGAAGCAAAATCATCTCTATTTAATTTAACTAAAATATACCAACAAATTGATTGGAACGCTGATTTAAAAAACAGTGGTATAATAACGCAAGGTAATTTTCAATGGGTAAATGGTGTTAAAGATACGAAAGTTATTTTTATGCCTAGTAAACAAGGTAGATTTTTTATATCATGGATACCTCCTATAGAAGCACAGAACAGCGTTGTTATTAAGAACGGTTTGAAATGGCCTGGAAATGAACATACTGGTGCTTTCGGATGTGATAGTTACGATATATCAGGTACTGTTGATGGAAGAGGATCTAATGGAGCTTTAAGTGGTTTAACTAAATTCTCTATGGAGAACGTACCACCTAATCATTTCTTTTTAGAATATATAGCTAGACCTCAAACGGCAGAGATATTTTTTGAAGATGTATTAATGGCTTGCGTGTTTTATGGCATGCCAATACTAGCAGAAAATAATAAGCCTAGATTATTGTACTATTTTAAAAGAAGAGGTTATAGAGGTTATTCTATGAATAGACCTGATAAAAAATATAATAAACTTTCTACAACAGAAAAAGAAGTAGGTGGTATACCTAACTCTAGCGAAGACATTAAACAAGCACATGCAGCGGCAATTGAATCTTATATTGAAGATCATTTAGGTTTAAAAAATAATGGAGACTATGGAGATATGTATTTTCAAAGAACATTAGAAGATTGGGCTAAATTCAATATAAATAATAGAACGTCTCATGATGCTTCTATTAGTTCAGGTTTAGCTATAATGGCTTGTAACAAAAATAAGTATAGACCAAATCCTATTGTCGAAAGACCAGTATACAGCTTAGGATTTAAAAGATATAATAACAAAGGTACATTGTCAAAAATAATTGAATAAATGAAGTCAAAGTCAAATATATATACTAATTCTAATAGTGCTTTTCCAAGCCAGGTAGTACCAGATGCGGAAAAAGCTACTTGGGAATACGGTGCACAGGTTGCACAGGCTATTGAACAAGAATGGTTTAATCAAGGTAGAAGTAGCGGTAATAGATATCTTACTAGTTTTAATAATTTTCATAACCTAAGACTGTATGCTAGGGGTGAACAATCAACGCAGAAATATAAAGATGAATTATCTATAAATGGTGATTTGTCTTATCTTAATTTAGACTGGAAACCAGTACCTGTTATATCTAAGTTTGTTAACATAGTTGTAAACGGTATATCTCAGAAAGAATTTGACATAAAAGCTTACTCACAAGATCCAGAGTCAGTTAAAGAAAGAAGTGAATATGCTGGTAATATAGCTATGGATATGTATGCTAAAGAGCAGATAGCTGAAACAAAAAGAACTTTAGGTTTAGATGTATCTCAATCAAACATGCCTAAAGAAGATCTACCTAGAACTAAGGAAGAATTAGAATTACATATGCAGCTCTCATATAAGCAGTCTATAGAGATAGCAGCAGAAGAAGCTATTTCTACTACACTAGCAAAAAACAAATGGGAGTTAACTAAACGTAGGATAAATGAAGATTTAGTAGTATGTGGAATAGCTTGCTCTAAAACAAATTTCAATAAGTCAAACGGTATAACAGTAGATTATGTTGACCCAGCTTATTTAGTATACTCATATACAGAAGATCCAAACTTTGAAGACATATACTATGTTGGAGAAGTAAAGTCAATAACAATACCAGAATTAAAAAAACAATTTCCAAATATATCAGAAGAAGAATTAGAAAGAATTCAAAAAATGCCTGGTAATAAGCAATATATAACTGGATACGGTAATTACGATGTTAATACTGTGCAGATGTTATATTTTGAATACAAAACATACATGAGTCAAGTGTTTAAATTAAAATACACTGATAATGGCTTAGAGAAAATAATACAAAAAACAGATGAATTTAATCCTCCAGAAGCAGATACTTATGACAAAGTGTCTAGAACTATAGAGGTTTTATATTCAGGTGTTAAAGTTTTAGGTACTGATACTATACTTAAATGGGAGATGGCTGAGAATATGACTAGACCTTTTTCTGACTCTACAAAAGTAGAAATGAATTATACTATATGTGCGCCTAGAATGTACAAAGGAAGAATTGAATCTTTAGTTAGTAAGATAACAGGTTTTGCAGACATGATTCAACTAACTCATTTAAAAATGCAACAAGTATTATCTAGGATGGTTCCAGATGGAGTCTTTTTAGATATGGATGGATTAGCAGAAGTTGATTTAGGTAACGGTACTAATTATAATCCAGCTGAAGCATTGAACATGTACTTTCAAACTGGTTCTATAGTTGGTAGATCTTTAACTCAAGATGGTGAATTAAACAGAGGTAAAGTTCCTATTCAAGAACTTACTTCTTCTGCTGCAGGTGGTAAATTACAAAGTCTTATAATGACTTACAATTACTATTTACAAATGATTAGAGATGTAACTGGATTAAACGAAGCTCGTGATGGTAGTTTACCAGACAAAGACACGCTTGTAGGCATACAAAAGATGGCCGCTAACGCATCTAATATAGCTACTAAACATATTAATCAAGCTAGCTTATATATAGCTCTTAGAATATGTGAAAACATTTCTTTAAAAATAGCAGATGTATTAGCTTTTCCTTTAACACGTAGTGCTTTAGTTGAAAGTATATCTTTATTTAACGCAAGTACGTTAGATGAAGTTTCTAAATTAAATCTACATGATTTTGGTATATTCTTAGAACTTGAACCAGATGAAGAAGAAAAAGCACAGCTAGAACAAAACATACAGATAGCTTTAAAAATGGGTGGTATTGATTTAGAAGATGCTATAGACTTAAGGCAAATTAAAAACCTTAAACTAGCTAATCAACTTCTTAAACAAAAACGTACTAAGAAAATGGAAGCTGAGCAAGCTAAGCAACAGCAAATGATACAAGCCCAAGGTCAAGCAAACGCTAAAGCCTCTGAAGCAGCTGCTATGGCTGACGTACAAAAAAACCAAGCACTAACAGAAGGCAAGGTGCAAGTAGAGCAAGCAAAATCTCAGTTTGAATTACAAAGAATGCAGTCTGAGCTTCAAGTTAAGCAAACGTTAATGGCTCAAGAGTTTGAGTATCAAAAACAATTAGCTCAATTAAAACTTGGTCAAGAAAGTGGTAAGGAAAAAGAAATAGAAGATCGTAAAGATAAAAGAGTTAAGATACAAGGAACTCAACAAAGTAGATTAATAAATCAACGACAAAACGATTCTACTCCAGTGGATTTTGAAGCAGGAGGAGATAGTGGGTCTCAACTAGGCACGTTTGGTTTACAAAATATGATGCCGCCTAGTTAAAACTATTTAATAATTATATAATATTTTATCATGTCAGAACAAAAAACAAATGAACCTGTTAAGCAGGAAGGAGACTTTAAAATGAAGTCTAAGAAAAAACCTAAAAACTTAAGCGAAGCTAGTAGTAATGAAGTTACTAAGGTAGACTTAACAAAACCAGAAGCAACAGGAGATATTATACCTGATGTTATAAAGGTAAAAATACCTGTGGAAACTTTAAAACAAGAAGACGATGCCATTCAAATCGGAGAAACAAAAACGCTGGATGTGGAAGAACAAGCCGGAGTTAGCGCAGGAGTGGACAAACAAGTACAGCAGCCCAGCAAGGTTGTTGAAGAAGCTTCACCAATCCAAGAAATAACAGAAGAGGAAGTTAAAAAAGTATCTCAAGATATTAAAGAAGCTGTAAGAGATGAAAGAGTTCTTGGAAAACCTTTACCTGAAAATATAGAAAAGCTAGTTACTTTCATGGAAGAAACAGGTGGTACCGTACAAGACTACGTATCACTTAATAAAGATTACACAAAGTATGAATCAAAAGACATACTTAAAGAATATTACACAAAGGCAAAACCTCACTTAGATCAAGAAGAGATTGGTTTCTTAATGGAAGACAATTTTGATTTTGACGAAGATATAGATGAGCCTAGAGAAGTACGCAAGAAGAAACTTGCGTTTAAGGAAGAGGTTGCAAATGCTAAAAGCTATCTAGAAAGTTCAAAGAGTAAGTATTACGATGAGATCAAGTTGAGACCAGGTATTACTCAAGAGCAACAAGAAGCTGTAAGTTTTTACGACCAATATAAGCAGACACAAGAAGCTGCTACACAATTACATGGAGATTTTAGAGATCGTACTAAACAATTATTTAACAAAGAATTCAAAGGTTTTGATTTTAATGTTGGTGAAAAAAAATTTAGATACGGCGTTAAAGACCCAGGTAAGGTAGGTGAGACACAGTCTGACGTTCAAAACTTTGTTGGTAAATATACTGACGAAAAAGGAAGTTTAACGGACCCAGCTGGATATCATAAAGCAATGTATACTGCAATGAATGCGGATAAAATCGCTCATCATTTTTATGAACAAGGAAAAGCTGATGGTATTAAAAACATTATCAAAGGATCTAAGAATCCATCTCAAGACGGACCTAGGCAAGTTGCCGATGGAAATGTGTTTGTAAACGGATTAAAAGTAAAATCAATAAGCGGTTTAGACTCATCAAAATTAAAAATAAAAACAAGAAAATTTAACTAAAAAAATTAAAAAATTATGGCTTTAAACCCACAGTTTGGTACAATTGTACCATCGCAAGGTCAACAGACCTTAGCAAGTAATTACTTAAACTTTGCAGCAGGAGCAAATGGAGTGAATTTTGCACAGCAATATTTACCAGAGCTTTATGAAGCTGAAGTAGAAAGATATGGAAACAGAACACTAGGTGGTTTCTTAAGAATGGTTGGCGCTGAAATGCCAATGACGTCTGATCAAGTAATTTGGTCAGAACAAAATAGATTACATATTTCGTACACTAACTGTACTATGCCAGCTGGTGGATTAAGTATTCTAATACCGGTAACAGCTGCAGGTGTTGTGCCTCAAATCCAAAATGTTATTTCTCCAGGAGCAACAATTGTTGTAATGGATAATTTTGGTGGAGAAGCTAAATGTTTAGTAGGCTCATCTAACACGGCTCTTGGCGGAGTTGCAAATGCTGGTTTATTAACTGTTCAACCTTATACTGCTGCTACTTTAATTGCTGCTGGATTAGTTGGTGCTGTTAAGATATTTGTATATGGTTCTGATTTCCAAAAAGGAAGTACTACTATTAACGCAGGTGTTGGATTAAATACTTTAGCTAATACTGCTAACCCAATGGTTACAGTTGATCCTGCTTTCAGTACATTTACAAATTCTCCTATTATTATTAGAAGTACTTATACTGTTAACGGTTCTGACACTGCTCAGATCGGTTGGGTAGAAGTAGCTACTGAAGATGGAACTGGAGGATATTTATGGTATCTAAAAGCTGAGTCTGAAACAAGACTACGTTTTGAAGATTACTTAGAAATGGCAATGGTTGAAGGTGAATTAAGAGTTGCTGCATCTCCTGTAGCTGCTTTAAGTGGTGGAACAGAAGGTTTATTTGCTGCTATTCAAAATGGTGGTAACGTGCAAACAGGATTTACTGCTGCTGCTGGATTAGACTCTTTTGACGCTATATTAAAGAATCTTGATACACAAGGAGCTATTGAAGAAAACATGTTATTCTTAAACAGAAATACTGCTTTAGATTTTGACGATATGTTAGCTTCTATCTCTGGTGGATTTGCTGGAGGTACTGCTTTTGGATTGTTTGAGAATTCTGAAGAAATGGCTTTAAACTTAGGTTTTAGTGGTTTCAGAAGAGGTTCTTATGACTTTTACAAAACTGATTGGAAATACTTAAACGACGCTTCAACACGTGGTGCATTAGCTGGACCTGCTTCGATAGAAGGAGTTTTAGTTCCTGCTGGAACTTCAACAGTATATGATCAAATTCTAGGTACTAATATTAGAAGACCATTCTTACACGTTCGTTATAGAGCTTCACAAGCTGATGACAGACGTATGAAGTCTTGGTTAACTGGTTCTGTAGGTGGTGCTTTCACTTCATCTTTAGATGCAATGGAGGTAAACTTCTTATCTGAAAGATGTTTAGTAACACAAGCTAGAAATAACTTCGTATTATTCAAAGGAATCTAAGGATTCAAACAAGTGTAATTCTTACCCTCGTTATAACTACGGGGGTAATTATTACTTTTTAAATTATTTAATTATATTATATCATGGCAAAAAAAGAAACAATCCAACAAGATGGTTGGGAAATAAAAGACAGAAATTACTATTTATCAGGACCACACACTCCTTTAACATTGACAATTCCCTGTAAACACACTAGAAAACATCCACTACTTTGGTTTGACGAATCAATAGGATCTCAAAGAGAACTTAAATACGCAACAAATCAATCATCAGTGTTTGTAGATGAGCAAAAAGGTGAATCAACAATGGGTCATATTACATTTAAGGATGGCGTGTTATCTGTTGAAAAGAGATTTCAATCATTACAAAAAATGCTTTCATTATATCACCCGTTAAAAGGGCATATTTATGAAGAGCTAGAACCTCAAAAAATAGCTGATAACGACTTAGACATATTAGAATATGAAATAGAAGCATTAAACATGGCTAGATCACTAGACATTGATCAATGTGAAGCTATTCTAAGAGTTGAAGTTGGTTCATCTGTTAATGAGTTAAGTTCTAAAGAAATTAAAAGAGACTTATTATTATTTGCTAAAAGAAATCCAGTATTATTTGTGGAATTAGCAAAAGATGATAACGTACAGTTAAGAAATCTAGGTATTAAAGCAACTGAAGCTGGCATTATTAAGCTATCTCCAGATCAACGTTCTTTTACTTGGGGATCAAATGGTAAAAAACTTATGACAGTTCCATTTGAAGAAAATCCTTACTCGGCATTTGCCGCTTTCTTGAAAACAGACGAAGGTGTAGAAATATATAAGTCTATCGAGAAAAAACTTAAATAACATGTAATACTAATATAAGGCTCGTTCACTCGGGCCTTTATATTATAATAAAATAATTAAAATGGCAGTAAACGTAGATCAGGTTTATAAAACAGTCTTGTTAATAATAAATAAAGAACAAAGAGGTTATTTAACACCTAATGAGTTTAACAGATTAGCTACTCAAGTTCAATTAGAAATTATTGACGGGTATTTTGAAACTATTAACCAACAAATGCGAGTGCCACAAAACTCTACCGAATACGGGGATAGAGTTAAAAACGTGCAAGAACAATTAGACGTTTTTAAAACAATAGGTAATTGTGCTTTTAATGCAGCTACACTTACTCAACCTGCTTTCTTCACAACTCCCACAACTACAGGTATTGCATCTGGAACACA